GTGATTGCGCGGGCTTGTTCAACCAGCGCGGATTTACGGGCATTAAGCTCGCGGAGTTTCTTGCTCATTGTGTTCTCCAAAAATGGCATAAAAAAACCGCCAAAAGGCGGCTGTTGGGGTGACACGATGGCCTTCGGGCCGACGCTACGATCGACGGATCGCGGCGGGCGGGCTGTGTCTAGCCCATGATCTCCAGTTCGCGCTTGGCGGATGCCAGGCGGCTCGCTGATGGTTTCTGCGCGGACTTGGCATCGCGCTGCATTTTCTTGACTACTTCTTCGAATGTCATGATTCCGTCTACCATCTTTTCTGCCAGTGCTTGATCTGCGCCGAGCACTCGGCCTTGGCCCATGCCGTTGCGCACCTGATCGACGGGGACGCTGCGGCCCTTGGCGACGGCCTTGGTGAAGGCTGTGTAGTAGTCGTTGACGCGAGTCTGCATAAACGATTGCGCCTCGGCATCGAGCGGCTGGTAGGGGTTGCCCTCGACTTTGAACTTGCCTGCCGAGATCAGGGTGGTTTTGACACCAGCATCTTCCATCGCCGCCGACCAATCCTCGTGCGCCTGCCATACGCCGATGCTGCCGACTTCGCCGCCGGGCGTGACGTAGAGTTCTGACGCGGCAGAACCGATCCAGTAGGCGGCTGAGGCGGCCAGGCTGTTGGCGATGGCGACGATTGGCTTTTGCGCCCTGGCCGACTGAATCTCTGCCGCCAGTTCAGCGACACCGTAAACCGAGCCGCCGGGAGAGTCGATGTCGATCAGAATTTGGCTTATAGTGGGATCAGAAATGGCCTGGCGCAGCGCATCGGAGAATCGCTGGGTACTAGCGCCGCCGCTGCCGGACACATCATCGACCATGCTGCCGCGTTGGGTGACTACGCCATACAGTGGGAGCACGGCGATCTGGCCACCGCCTGCCTGCATCGATGCGGATCGCTTGACTTCGCGCGCTTGACGATCGGCATGGATACCGGCCATTACTTCGTCGGATGCCTGCTCGCCAGCGTGCCAGCGGGACATGACACCGGCAAAGGCCGCGATGCGCTCAGGCATCAAGGCCCATGGCGTGGAGAGGAATTCGGAAATAAGGATGGATCGTTTCATTCGGTTTCCCCAAGCGCCATCATGGACGCGGTGATTTTCTCAAGATTCATGTCTTCGTCTACAGAACGACTCAGCCAGTTGGCGGCTTTTTCTTCGCTGATCGCCAAGGCTTCGGCCAGCAAGGCAGGTGCAATCGTCGAGTCTTTCCTCACACGCCGCGCCATGCGTTCGGCGTTGCTCTTGAGCAGCGCGCGCATTCGCATGGCTGTGGAGTTATCGCCTGGTTCCGGCGCCTCATTGGCTTCCTGCGCTGGCTGCTCGGCTGATTCCGTGTCGAGCTCTATATCCTCGGCCTCGTTTTCCTCAACCATGTTAAGCGGCCTCAACGGCTCGTCCAGCCCGTCAATCGGCTCCATGCCTTCCATGTCGCGCGCTTCATTGCGTGTAAGCCAGCCGTCGAGGATCCCGGCGTGGTAGTAGGTGCTTCGCGCTTTGGAGTCGCCGCGGAGAAGTTCATGGAACTCAAACTCTACGTCGATTTCTTCAAAATCAAGCAGCAGTTCTGCTTCTATGCTGGCTTCCATTCGCGTAGCGCGAGGTTGCAGGGCATCCTGGACGTATTCGAGCGCCATTTGCTCAATGTTGCTGAATGTCGCCCGTTCGAGATCACCGATTTTATGCGGCGGAACACCAAACCACCTGGCGATGTCGCTAATGCTGAATTTGCGAGTTTCGAGAAATTGCGCATCCTGGTTAGTCAGCCCGACTTCATGGTATTTCATGCCCATTTCCAGGACTGCCGTCTTGCCGCGGTTTCCTCCGCCCTGGTTGGCCTGCCATCCTTCGCGGAACACCTGCCGCGCCTCCTTGTCCTTGAATTGTCCTGGAAACTCGATCCATCCGCCTGATGGCTTGGCGTCGTTGGCAAAGAATCGTGCGCCATAGCTTTGTGCCGCGAGGCCAAGTCCGAAGGATTCGCGCGCGCACTCGATTACCGAAACGCCTGTTATCCCATTAGATGACAGGCCGCGAAGATGCCAGATATTTCCGCGCGGGACAGTGCGCTCGCTGCCGTCCGTGTTGGTTATGCGATATCTGTATTCTCCACCATCAAGCATTTCGACTTTCACGCGATCAGGGTGGCGCGGGATAAGCTCGGTGATTTCTCCGCGTGAGTTGGCCGAAATCTCGTTGTAGGCATTTCCGCGCAGTTCCAGGTGGCCCTGTATCATTTCGCGCCACTCGAATGCGTTTTGCCAGCGGTTCGGGCGTTTGTTGAGCAGTTTAAGCAGCGGGTGTTTGATGCGTTTGCGTGTCCCGCTTTGGTAAAACACGATGGGTAGCATAGCCATGTGTCCAGACACCAGCGAGACAGCGCGGAACACGGCAGAAAGTTGCATGGCGGTTTCGCTCGATACGCGCATCCCGCTCATGGTTGTCGATACTGGTTCGAACCAGAAGCTACCCCAGGGCGAACGGTCGCCGTCTGAGGCAAACAATCCGGAAAACCAGCTTTTTACGCTCATTAGTTAGCACACCATTAGTTCGTAGTCAGACCCGAGAACGGGTAATTTGTCTTCGTTTCTATGCTCAATGCCTACAGCCATCGCCAGCGCGACAATGCCGTCGATTCGTCCAGTTGATTTTGATTTGTCCAGCTTGCGATTGTGCGCCGGGTCTTTGATCGTGATGGCGTTCGCCGCGCACCATGTCATGACTGGGTTTTCTCCGCATAGCACGCGCTTTTGCAGCAAATCTGATTCGAGCGCGTCAATTGCAGGCGACATATCCTTGAACCCCTGGCCAAACTCGATCAGCGGCAATTCCGCACTGAAGCGCGAAAGGCTGGATTTCAGCACATCAATGCGCCAGCGGTCAAAGGCGATTCCGGCCACGTCGTAGTCATCGCATATCTCAATCAGGCGGTGAGCAACAAAATCGTAATCAACCGATGCTCCAGGCGTCAATGTGATGAATCCCGAATCGGCCCATACATCATAAGGAACTCTGTCGCGGTGCGCCCGGTCTGCTACACCAATTTCAGGCGCGAAAAACTCTGCGCGAACGTGCAAACATCCATCGGCGTCCCTTGCGGACATTACCAGCGAGGTCAAGTCGTTACGCGACGAGAGGTCAAGCCCGATATTCACCGGCGATGTTCTGAATACTTCCTCTAGTGGTTCGCATTTCGTCGCTTCCCACGTTGACTGCGCAATGAATGGATTATGAATGCTAATGCGCTGATTTAATATCAGATTCCGGTAGCTCGCCTCACGCGATGGCATGCGCCGCGCCTCTTCTGCCTGTCTCCGCACCTCTTCCTTGTTCATGAAGTGGTCAAAGTGCGGATTGGCCTTGCGGATAGCCTTCTCGCTGAATGGATCAAGGTCTGTAGGAGCCGTGTAGAAAACCAGTTTAACCGCCGGGTCTGCGCCGGTTAGCGCGTCATCAATCAGCAATGAAAGCAAGTCTGCATCCGTTGGGGCTTGGGTGCTGATTATGATACTGAGTGGCGATTCCTGCGCCGCGCTCGCGGTTTCCAGTGCTTCGTAAAGCTCGGATCGAGGGCCTTTTACTTGGCCTAGTTCGTCATGCACAACAAAAACAGGCGATAACCCATAGGCTGTTGATGCATCGGCAGACAGCGCACGGTAAAGCGTTCCAAGATCATCGCAATAAAGTTGTTTCGCTGTATCCCGAACCGTAACAGCAGACGATAAATCAGGAGACATTCGCACCATTTTTGCCGCCAATGCAAACAAAATAGATGCCTGCTCACGCGATTGCGCGGCGCTGTAAAGTTGGCTGTTGGCTTTCGACTCTGGCCCGCATAAGTGAAGCAGCAACAGGAAGGCGCTTAATGCGGTTTTCGCATTCTTTCTTGCCATGCTCAGAATGAATGTTCTGGTCGGGGTGTCGTAAATAGACTTTACCCACCTGCGCTGTTCTTTTGTCAGTACAACCGGCTTGCCAACAAACTTTCCCTCTGGAATTCTGCAATAACGCTCAATCCACGCTATGTTCCTGTCGCCTCGCGTTACTCGCTTTCGACGACTTCCCACGGCTTGAGCTTCGCGCCCTTCTTCATTATCGTCCCGGCGTTTTCGGCTCGAACTGATGAGCTTGTCGCTATTCTTAGTTTTGTTGCAAGAGTTGACGCTACGCCTTGCGCCCTTGCTGCCATCGCTTGCAGCTTGTCCCATCGTTTTAACCCTTCCTCATCTGCTGCCCAGGACGGATCAAACGCATCAAGCTGGACTGCAATCTTGTCGCATTCGGAAATGGCGCGGCAGTATTCAACCAGCAACCGGAATGATTCAGTGCCAATCAAATCGCCAGCACGCGACGAGACAATCTCCCTCCATACCGTGTCCTGCTCGGGAGTCAAATACGATGGAGGTTCCGCCATCTTATGCAGCGGCGCTGCGACATGCTTTGCAACTTCCAGCGACGCAGCAGATTTTCTTCCGCGAGTTGCCAATTATTTACCTCAAAATACAAGTTTATGAGAATGATTGTTCACACCCGGTTGCCAAAAGAGCGTAGCCAGCTAGTAACAGCCCCCCGGGGGTGTGTAACTCGCTAATAACCTTGTTGCCTTTCTGTCCGTTGCACTTTCTACAAAGCAGCTGTGTGTTGCTGTACGAGTGCGCACCGCCTCTGCTTATCGGGAATATATGATCCAACTCTGGCGAATCTTGTTCTTGCGTCCCTCGTTTTGATCTTGGTGTTTCTATTCCGCACTGTTTGCAAACCCATCCGTCTCGCTCGAACACTTTTATTGGATTAACAGTCTCATAATAAACACCGTATTTTTTTGCTCTTGAATACGCTGTGTGTCCGCCGTTTGCTTTCTTTGCGCATCTTTTTGAGCAATAAATGGAATGCGCAGCGGTTTTTGATATGTATGTCTTTAGGCATACTACGCATCGCCTTGGTGATGGTTTTGCGTCAGTCTTGAAAAGTTTTCTAGACCTTCTTCTTCCAGACTCAAGATCACATTCTCGCGAGCAGTTCTGTTTCTTTATGCGTGCATAGAATGTTTTGCCGCATATGACGCATGTATTGAGAACTACTTTGCAATATGGCGTTCTCTTTTCTGCTTCATTTTTCCTGTATTGTTTGTCTCGATCAGGGTTTGATTCCAAGAAATGCTTTGTTTTGCAATACGGACTGCAGTAGTGCGTTTGGCTTGCTCTTTTTGGTTTAAACCATTTACCGCAGCATTGGCACTTTATTTCTTCGAGTCTCGATGCTCTTTCCGCTTTCTTGACGATAGCTAGGTGTTTTGCACAAAAACCATACGCTTCATGTTTTTCATTACAACCGCTTACTTCGCACTTTCTTTCTTCTCGTTTCTGCCTGGGTTTATATCTTGATCTTGCGTAATGGATACTACATAACCCTTTTGCAAGAACGCCGCGCGAGCAACCATCCACAGAACATAAATGATCTGTATAATCCTTTTTAGCCATCTTGACTCCGATAAGTCTTGCTGGTTAGAAGCCCGTTTGCGCGCTAACGCTTACGGGCTTTGTTTTTTTGAATTCCTACCTGTTCCAATGATGCGCCTTGCTCGTCGGGACGCCATCAGCGTTGCATGCGCCAGATGCCTTGTATCCCTTGTCGTCTCTCGTCTTGTCGTCGTGACACGCCTTGCACAAACTGCGCTTGTTGTCGTCTGTGTCCGGGCCGCCCTTGAACAGTGGGATGATGTGATCGACTTCGACGGCCGCAGTTATGCGCCCCTGCTCCAGGCAAGCCTGGCATAGTCCGTTGTCCCTGCGCATTACTCGAGAGCGATCCGCAACTGCTGCGCGGCCTCGCTTGCGTGGTGTTGGTGTCATGTGGAATAAAAACCCGCCTGGTGCGCATCGTGGATAGGCGTGGCGGGTGTTGTTGTGAGCAGTTAGATGGAAACAAAACCGCACTCTAGTGGTTATCCTTATACACCGGTTCCCGAACTTTCGCAAGCGATCGCATGTAAAAATTTAGTGTGGAAATAGATACGGCGCAGCGTCTCTGATCCTGGCAACCGCACGCTCCAGCACAGCATCGAGCGCCCGGTACGCGCCGCGCCGCGTCTCCAGCGCTGTCGATTTCCGACATTGCAGTGATCGGCGCAACTCCTCCACGCCGCGTTTGCGCCCGCAATAGGCGTTGATGATATCCTCGACGGCGCGGCGCGAGTGTGTCCCTGTTGGGAGTGTCGCAACGACAATCGGCACAAGGCAGGCGCGAACATCCTCCGCGTCTGCCACTCCGTATAGCGCTCTCAGCAGCACCATGCTCGGCTTGTCTGTTGCTCTCTCTGCTTGATCTATAATCATGGCGGCGTATGCGTGCCTGTCATGCGATGTAAGCGCTCCGTGCGACATTCCACCGCCGCCCATCATCGCCTTTGAAACCGATGATGTTTTTATGATCGCCGTGGTTTCCACCCGAAACGCCCAGCTAAGGGCGTGCTCTACACTTCGGAATTTCATTCGCATTCCCTTTTTTCTGCTTCTTTCCTTGCCGCTCCTGGTGAGTCGAAAGTTCCGATCCTGATCCAGTCTCTTGTCGCGTGCTCGAATAGCGTATATCTATGTTGCTCGCCGACCTTTGCCGCCGCGATACGGTATTTCCCAGATTCCCAGGCGGTCGGCCCGATGCGCGTCCACTTCAGGATCGTTCTCCCTGCCGGTAATGCTTTTTGCACCGCGCCGGGTAGCTTTTCATCCCTTTGTCGCAGTACATCCTGCCGAACGATTTACCGACATGGATACAGCCCTTGCATGTAGATGCTTCCTTGCGCTCATACGCGATCGCCGGATCGCCGTAACACACCGCTGGCAGCGCGTGGCTTTTTTCTCTCATGGCTTCCACCTGCATCCACTACA